AAAACATCAAATTACCGCTGATGATCTCACTCGTGGACTACAAAATACTACGACAACTGCAACAGATAAACTTGATGGCACGATTACTGCAAACTGGTTAGAAGGTAAAGGTTTTATACCAGTTCCCGATACAGTCGTATCTGTGGTTCAAGTATTTTCTTTTGATGATCAGGCAACAAACAATATGTTTGATTTACGATACCAGTTGCGATTGAATGATTTATATGACTTCTCATCAACCTCTATCATTCACTATGAAATGACACAACGTCATCTAGATTTTCTTTCTCATCTTTTAGTTGGTGAAAAACCAATTCGATTTAATCAACACCAAAATCGTTTATACATTGATATGGATTGGACAAATGATATTACAGAGGGTGAGTTTCTAGTCATTGAATGTTATCGTAAATTAGACCCAGAATCTTATACTGACATTTTTGATGACATTTATTTAAAGAGATATGCAACCGCACTCATTAAAAGACAATGGGGTGCAAACTTATCAAAGTTTAATGGTGTAGCAATGTTAGGTGGTGTTACCATGAACGGAGAACAAATCTATAGTCAAGCAATTGAAGAAATTCAAAGACTTGAAGAACAAATTCAACTACAGTTTGAGACACCAGTTGACTTGATGAGAGGATAACTCTATGGCCGTCAATACTGCGTTTCATACAAACAATGTTGCAGCTCTTGCTAGTGAACAAAATCTCTATGCAGATTTAGTTAAAGAAGCAATACAAATATATGGTCATGATGTTCACTATGTTGATCGTACACTCATTGCACTTGATGATGTATTAGGTGAGGACTCCCTATCACAGTTTACAGAGCAAGCAAAAATTGAAATGTATGTTGAGGACTCTGAGGGTGGTTATCAGGGTGACAAAGAAATACTATCACAGTTTGGATTAGAAAATCGTAATGAAATTACTTTTGTGGTCAATAAGACACGTTTTCAAGATATACAACATCAAATATCCATTGAGACAGCAACAGATACAACGTCTGGTTCTATACTTTTAGAAGATGGTACAATTACATCAACAACGACAACTAATATCTCTGCGTCTTTTGAGGAAGCGTACTTACGTTCAGAGGACACTGCCACAAATGCTGATAGACCACAAGAAGGTGATTTAGTTTACCATCCAATTGTAAATAAAATATTTGAAATTTATTTTGTAGACCATGATGAACCATTTCATCAGTTAGATAATAACCCTGTTTTTAAATTAAAGTGTAGACAGTTTGAATATAGTTCAGAAACACTTGATACTGGTGTCACTGAAATTGATGTTGTTGAAGATGAGTTAAGTATTGATTCACTACAACATCAGATTACTCTTGAACAGTCAGGTGTATACAACGAAAGAATTAGATTATCTGAGGGTTTGTTATTAAATGAAGATGGTAGTGGTGACTTTATCATCTTTGAAGATGATGATACATCTGCTGGTGAAAGTATACTACTTGAAAGTGATGCAGACAGTGGTGATGCATCATATATAATACAAGAGGACTATATAATAGGTGACAGAAGCACAGATAAGACTGCACAGAATGAGTTCTTTGAAGGTGCAGATGATACAGTGTTAGATTTTTCAGAATCAAATCCATTTGGGGATGTAGGGAGTAGCTCATAATGTTAGGTGATCAATTTTATCACGAAACTATTCGTAAAATTATCGTATCTTTTGGTACAATGTTTAATGACATTCACATTGTTCGTAAAAACAATAGTGGTGCTATCACACAAAGTATGAAAGTTCCTTTGGCGTATGGCCCAAAACAAAAGTTTTTAGTTCGATTAGATCAAGATGCTAGTTTAGATAGTAAGGTTTCAATTACACTTCCAAGACTTGGTTTTGAAATACAAAATTTATCGTATGACGCAACTCGTAAGTTAAATCGTGTACAAAAGTTTAAGAAGGTGAAGTCAAGTTCAACAGATGCAGATAAACTTGACACACAATTTATGCCTGTACCATATAACTTAGACATACAATTATATGCCATGGCAAAACAGTCTGATGATGCTTTACAAATTGTTGAACAAATACTTCCTTTCTTTCAACCAGACTATACACTAACAGTCAATGATATGGCAGACATGGGTATTAAACGAGATGTGCCTATTGTTCTTAATAGTATTGATTATGAAGATAACTATCAAGGTGATTTTGCAGAACGGCGTGCAATTATGTACACACTAAGTTTCACTGCAAAGTTTTACTTGTATGGGCCTGTTACTGCAAGTTCTGTTATTAAGAAAGTCCAAGTCGATCAATATACAGATTTACCTGATAAACTTCCATCAAGAGAACAAAGATATACTGTCACTCCAAATCCAGTAAGTGCAGACGCAGATGATGATTTTGGATTTAGTGAGACCTCATCTTTTTTCCAAGATGCTAAAAACTTTGATGAGACTAGTGGCACAGATCAATGAGTACAAAATCAATTGATGATGCTTTAGGTGTTGAGAGTCAAGAACAGGAGTTGCTTCCTCGTAAACCATCAACGCCTGTAATTAAAAAAGGTGAAGAAGATGTTGATACCGATTATGAGTATCAACGACAAAACTTTTATAATTTAATTGAACGTGGGTCGGATGCAATTGAAGGTATATTGGAAGTTGCACGAGAATCAGAGCACCCAAGAAGTTATGAAGTCGCTGGTAATTTAATTAAACAAGTGGCAGAGGTGACAGAAAAACTTGGTCAACTACAGACTAGAATGAAACAACTGAAAGAAGTTCCCAATAGTGCTCCCAAGAATGTTACCAATGCCCTGTTTGTAGGCTCAACAGCTGAACTACAAAAAATGTTAAAGGGTAAGGTTGATGGGGGCGAATGACAATCAGTATCTAGGTAATCCGTTACTTAAAAAACCTAATGTTCCTCAAAATTTTACTGAGGAGCAGTTAATTGAATATGCCAAGTGTATGGGTGACCCTGTACACTTTATAAAAAATTATGTTCAGATTGTTTCACTAGATAGAGGTCTAATTCCATTTGAATTGTATGACTTTCAAGAAAAAATGGTCAATACATTTCATGATAATCGTTTTACCATTTGTAAACTTCCTAGACAGTCGGGTAAATCAACCACGATTGTATCTTATTTACTTCATTATGTTTTGTTCAATCAAAATGTAAATGTTGCGATACTTGCAAACAAATCATCAACAGCTAGAGATATACTGGGGCGACTACAACTTGCATATGAAAATTTACCTAAATGGATGCAACAAGGTATTGTTGCTTGGAACAAGGGTAATATTGACTTAGAAAATGGTTCAAGTATTATAGCTGCATCAACTTCATCAAGTGCAATTCGTGGTGGTTCTTATAATATCATATTCCTTGACGAGTTTGCTTTCGTACCAACAAATATTGCAGAGCAGTTTTTTAGTTCAGTTTATCCTACGATTTCATCTGGTAAAAATACAAAAATGTTAATCGTATCTACTCCACATGGTATGAACATGTTCTATAAATTATGGACTGATGCTCAAAGTGACAAGAATGGTTATGTACCAATTGAAGTTCACTGGTCAGAGGTGCCCGGCCGTGATGAGGAATGGAAAGAGGAAACGATACGAAACACTTCACAAGAACAATTTAACGTAGAATTTGAATGTGAATTTTTAGGTTCGATTAATACACTTATTAGTCCTGCAAAATTAAAAGTTCTACCTTATGTTGACCCAATACAATCTCATGCAAATTTAGATGTATTTGAACGACCAAATAAAGATAAAACATATTTCATCTCTGTGGATGTGTCAAGAGGAACATCAAATGATTACTCTGCATTTGTGGTAATTGATGTTTCTGAGATGCCCTATAAAGTTGTTGCAAAGTTTAGAGATAATGAAATTAAACCACTCAACTTTCCAGCTCGTATTCATGAAGTTGCAAAGGCTTATAATCATGCTTTTGTTATGGTTGAGGTTAATGACATTGGTGAACAAATTGCAAACACGTTACAGTTTGATTTGGAGTATGATAATCTAATTATGGCATCAATGCGAGGTCGTGCTGGTCAGATTTTAGGTAATGGGTTTTCG